CTTCTCACCTGACAGTCGGCCAAACACAACGTGCATGCCGACCTTGCACTGTTCACGCAACATGTCACACCTCCCTTTTGTAAAGGATTGCCATTTGTGCATCGTAACGGTGGCGTTCAAAGTCTGACCAGCAGTCCGGGTAGCCCAGCACATTGAACGTGTTCAGTGCTTGGTCACACTTGTAGATCACCTCCTGCCAGTCCTTCTTGTTTCTGGCCCGCGTCACAGCTGCCTTCAGTTGCCGCAACTTCTTGTCTGTCAGTTGGTATTCCATGTCACACCTCCTCTTTCTTTTGTTGCCGCTGCTCCCAGTCGTAGGTGAACACGGGCACCCACGCCCACTCCACGCCACGCACAGAACCGCCGAAGAAGCGGTCCTCATCCCACACATTCAGCCTGCACAGCTTCACGGCAGCCCGCCTGTGGTTGCCTTCTTCATCCAATGCGTGGTCAATACCGACATAGACCACCCTCCCGTCAGCCCTGGCCGAATACCTTGCACCACGGGTGTTCGTTGGCCCGTGATACCTGGTCACAATCGCCACCATGTCACACCTCCTTAAAACCGCGCCGCACAGCCTCCGCCTTGTAGGCAGACAAAAGCATCGCCGCACCCCAACTAGCCACAGAACTCTCCAGACGTTTGATCTCTGAGAGCAGCTCCAGGTCACTCATCCCTGGCAGACCAGGCACGCACGCCCTCTTCCCGGCATCCACAGCATCAATCGTTTCCATATCACACCTCCTCCTCTGCTAGGTCTGCGTATTCATACAGCAGCAGTTCCAACTGCTCGCTGGTTTCACACGCCTCACACTGGTCGTACAGTTCAGACGCCTCCTCGCCCTGCAGGAACACGGTCCCGTTGTCGAACCGCAGCAGCAGAGCCCCGTAGGGAAGCCAGTCGTAATCAATCACCTCACACCGTCACTTTCTTACGGCTGTAGGAACCGGCACCCCGCAACTTGCGAACCGCCTTGCCGGCTTCACTGCCAGCAGGCTGGGCGCCATGGATGAGCAACGCAAACGAACCACCACGCAGCCGATAGGCGTGGTAGTCGTCACTGTCGATAGGCAGCCCAAGGCGACGCGCCTTGGCCTTGCTGTAGACCACTACAGACTCACGGAAGCCTTCACTGTCGATCAGATGATCGAACCGGCCACCACGGCTTGCAGTCAGGGCGAGATTGGCGGGGATAACGTCCCTGCGTTTCTGCCAGAACGACAACATTTTGGTGTAAGCGTAGAACCGCAGGTCGGGCCTGCGATCACACACCTCCAGCCAGGCATCGAAGTAGTTGAGGATTTTAAAGTCCCCAGCTACATGGATGCGGATGGCCCCAGCGTCTGCGGGAATCGCATTCACCAGAGCCGTCGCACACTGCATTGGCGACTTGGCCGCAAGCCCAAGGGCTGCTTCCATGTTCGCCTTGCGGAACCTGTACACGTTTGTGAACAGGGCCTCCTGAGAGGCTGAGAAGCACCGGAACACCGTATGCTTGCCATCCCGGATACGACGCTTGCCGCGTCCATACTCTTCCGCCCAGGACTTGCAATCCTTGGCGGCAGGGCAGGTCACTCCTGACAGCATGTCAAAGGAGTAGACTTTGACGCCTAAGCGCGTAGCCAGTTTGACTAACTTGGCGTTGGCCGGTGCATACGCTAAACGCATACGCACCTCCTGAGAAGAGAAACCGACTGCTAACGGCAGCCGAGAGCGGACAGCAGGCATTCGGACTTATTGGGCGTTCGCCCGTTGCCGCATCCCACTGCCCGCCTTCGGAGGTCGTTAACCGTAGACGGCACGCTTCCACGCATCAGCGGCGGAAGACTGGCAGCCAAGTAGCACCACCGCGAGCGTGTCCAGTTCGTCTCGCAGCTGTTCGTTGGCAAACCATGGGAAACCCCACAGGCTGCCGTTACCACGGTGAAACTTCACCAGTTGCCATAGAAGGGCGGCATCGTCGTCAGCAGGCTTGCTACGACGCCACTGCCCGGTTCGGCTGTTGATGCAGCCCCTGACTGCCTGCATGGCCAGTTCGTCACTAGGGACGCTCACCTTGCCGGCAATGCGTAGCCGCTGCAGGTTGCCAACGACAGCGTCGAAGACAGCCTGGGCGGCAGCCTCTTGCTTGTTGATAACACACTCCTTTCACTGCCTGCATGCGCAGATAGTAAATAGTGGGGTTGGTGGTGTATAACGTATGCGGAGTGGCATACGTTATATAGTGGACAGATGACGGAAAACTTTTTCTGAAAAAAGTTTACTGACAGCATGCAGCTGTAGTTTGACCCACGTTTGGGAGCAAACTGCAGAGCGAATGCAAACTACACCACAGAGTGTGGGGTAGTGTCGTACCGTTCGGAATAGTGCAAACGGCATACGTTATATAGTGGACAGTTGGCCGGAAAGATTTTTCCGAAAATAAACTTGCAAGTACCAGACCTGCCGCATACGATATATCGAAAGTGAGCGCGTGCTCACTGTTTCACTCTGGAGGGTATGAAATGTTTGATGCACGTTATACGGGCGCATGCTGCGCGTTCCCCCGCCAAGCCTACTCTGCGGCAGACCTACCGGCGGAGTATCACTCGGAGTTGTGGCAACTGCTCTTCCGCTTGGCCTACCGTACCTTCTCCCGATTGGCCTACGATATTCCCGAAAAAGGCGTGGAGCCGATCCGGACGGCCGCACAGCGGCGAGGGCTGCGTGATCGGGCGGAGGAGGCCGCATCGACGGCCTATGCCGAGTGGCTGTCGCTGTCCGGATCGGAGGCGATTGCCCGGGGCGATCATGCGGCGGCAGTGTGGTCGGTGGTGACAACGCTGCGTCGTCGGCGGTGGCAAACTAGAGTAGATGCTCGCCGAGAATCCTACCGTGCTGCGACGGCTGAACGGTTGGCGGCTGAGGCGCGTCTCAAGCAGCGGAATCTGCCTGACCCGTCCGCCGTCGCCGGATGGTCGGAACGATTGGAGGCCCATTGTCACAGAAAGGCGGCAGACCGAGTGGCAAAGGGTATCGGGACTACGCGGGACAGGCTGGCCTCATACGCGGCTGGCATCAATGAAACCGTGACCCGGGCGCGGATTGTGCGGGGGCCGATTCCCGCCCCCCTGCCTGACCCGTTTCCACCCGCCAAGCAGCCGATGACCAGTGTTGATGCCCGGCACGGGTGGATTCTCCGACCCGATCCGGATGGTACGCTTCCGGAGATAGTCTACCGGGCGATCACCGTCAAAGAGTCGGCGAGCACAGAGTCGGCGGAGTAGTCTGCCGACCTACCCCCGGGGGAGCGGTCCTCCGGGGGTTTTCTTTTGCGCGTCGGGGGGCAGGAGTAGGGGGCTAGGCGATGCATGCACACTGAGCCCGCGTCGCACAATCTGCGGCGGCAGATCGCTGTTTCCCCGCAAAATACCCCTCCCGGGAGGGACGGCCTATACTGCGGCAAGGATTCGAATACCCCTAACCCCTTGCCAGCACTAGGGTTACGTCACAAGCGGAACGCCCGTACACCAATGCACAAGCGTACACAACCAGGCACAGCCGCCCCCGGGTGGCCCCCCAAGCCGAAGCGTCTATTTCGTCAATCCCGCTCCTGGATTTTTTCACCCCTTTGGACCCCCAAAGGTCATCACATATGACGATTAGGTCATCATATTTGACGATTAGGTCGTCAGATATGACGAACCGGGTACGTTATTTAATAGTTATTCTTATAGTCTCTTCTTATTAGATACCCCTACTACCCCCTCACCAGTCTGAGTGGTGAGTGCGCAGCGACTCCCTGCCGAAGCAGGGGAGTCGCAATACCAGCCAGAGTGGAGCCGGCTCAGCGAAGGGCCTCTGATTTTGATTTCGCAGCTGAGGCCAAAGAACTCCCTGGCACTGCGTGTGGCGAGCAGAAGCAGAACCCTGTCCGTACAGTCGTCAACCGACAGGCACCACAATCCGTTAGCTTGCCGCTCTCTGAGCGGCGGGGCATCACGGGCTGTCCCTTCTTGTCGCACCCCGCAGGAGCCAGTCGGTGAGGGACACCTAAAGACCGTTCCGGCAACCAGAGCCTTCCACCAGTCAGTGTCCCGGAGCCCGGTTTCCTGTTTCCGGGACATTCACCCCTATGGCCTGTACCTGTACCTGCTGCTGTGGAGCCTGCTGTTATCCGGACGGCAGTTGTGTCGTCCTCACGGAGGCAGATTGCCTGGAGTCCTTGGGAGCCTTCCAGGGCAAGGGGACTACCTGCATCCCCAACCCCTGCGGCTGTTCAGGCCCGTGTGGAGGCGATGAAGACCCGCCCTGCCCTGAAGGCTGCACATGTGTGGCACGCCCTTCGGAGATTGGCTCACTGCTTCCGGGGGCCACAGCGGAAGAAGCCTGTGACGGCGCCTGTCCGGACGACGAGAGATGCGCAGCAACACCGAGTGGCTTTCCGAATCTGTGGAACGTGACCTGCAGCAAGTGCGAAGACGACAGCTACGGCGGGTCGTCGTATACACGCTTAGACAACGGCACGGTTCTGATCGATCCACCGTCTGGCCCCGGCACAGAGTTAAAGAAACTTCTGATGCTCATCGGCATAAAGGCCACACCCAACTGCACCTGCAATCAACGCGCCAAGGCCATGGACGCACGTGGCTGCGACTGGTGTGAGGAGAACATCGAAACCATCTGTGATTGGCTGAAGGAAGAAGCGGACAAGCGTGGCCTACTGTTCCTCAGGTCAGCAGCAAAGCTGATGGTAAGGCGCGCAATCCACAATGCACGGGCATTGGCCAGTAAGGAGTGAGCAATGAGGCAGACCCGCAGTGACGCCACCATTCTGACAGAGGGATGGGGTGATTTAACCGGAGAGACAGAACGCAACGTACAGCATAACGCCCGTGAGGCTCAGTTGGACCGTGAGGAACGAGAGGGCGGCAAAGCCACAGAGAAAAACAAATCTCGCACGTACCTCTCGCCGAAAGGAAAGTCGCAAAGCATGTTCGTACCAATCGTTGGCCCGGCGGAACAGGCACAGATCGCAGGCACCAACCTCGGCATGGCAATGAAGGCCATTCAGCGTGAGAACGATTCCCGAGTCGCCCAGCGTCGGGAGATGCGGCGCATTGGGGCTGACTACGAGACAGAGCGTCTCCGACAAATGGGAGCGAACTACCGTGCCAACGTGGATGCGGAAGCACAGCTCATTCGACAGCTCCTGGCGGACATGTGATGTGCTGGTGGGAGATCGACTGGGACGACGACGAGTACGAGGACTTTATCGGTGATGGATAAAGACGGCGACCGCGTCCGCAAGGCCAAAGGCCTCTGGGACAACATCCACGCCAAACGCAAGCGTGGCGAACCTCCTGCAAAGCCAGGCGACAAGGACTACCCCGATCCAAAGCAGTGGAGGAAGCTCAGTGGACAGAGAGGGCGATAAGATTCGCAAACTCATCCCGAACAAGCCTGTTCGGACTCCTAACCACCCAAAGAAGAGCCACATGGTGCTCGCCAAGGTGGGCGACAAGGAAAAGCTCATTCGCTTTGGCCAGCAAGGTGTATCCGGTTCTCCGAAGAAAGACGGAGAGTCGGAGTCCTACCGCAAGCGACGAGAGTCCTTCAAAGCCCGACACGCGCAGAACATCAAAAAGGGAAAGATGTCTGCGGCCTACTGGGCAGATAGGGTGAAGTGGTGAATCCGGACGACGCAATAGCAGCAGGCCGGCGGATTGCTGGTCTAATCGGATACTCACCAGGCATCTACTCGCGGATGCAGAGAGCCGTTGAGGCCATGCCGGAGATGGTGCGGGCCGAAGAACTTCCGGGGCTCATCCGTCGCCATAAGGAAGGCGTGCCAGGCTGGGAGCTGAAGGCCGTTGACCTGCCTTCTTTGTACGAAGGCCGATCCGCAGTCCCGAGGGAAGAGCTTCTCAGGGCTGTTAGGGAGCGTAGCCCGCTGTACACGCATGGCGAGGTTGTGCTCGCAGAGGACGGCCCAATCGTAGACGGCATGCCAGCATACCAAGAGTCGGCATCGGCTATTGGGCAAGGCGTTATGCACGGCGACCCAATGTACAAGAATTACGGGCAGGGAGGCGCAAACTATACGGAGATTCTTCTTACTCAGCCTGGAGCGAGAAACTTTGACTACGGGAATCACTGGGCGAATGCTGCAACGAATTCCACATACGCCAACCGGGACGCCGTGGCGCACGCAAGGTTCGACAGGCACGGAGACGCTTTGCGGATCAACGAGCTGCAGTCCGACCTGGGAATTAGAAATAGGCAGTTGCGAGAGCAGCTGGCGGAGATTTCTGACGCCATCGGCGAAAGCGACTTCATTGAGTACAGCGCCCCGGACCCGTCAAAGCCGTTTCCTCTGGAAGACGCTTGGCTAGACCTACTGATTAAGCGACTTGCGCTAGAGGCTGCTCGCGGCGGATACCGCGCTATTGAGATCGCCTCTCCAAGGTCCATCGCTGACAAGGTCGGCGGCAACATCGACAACTACGAGCATCTGTACGGCAAGGTTGTCCCAGGTGCGTTGGAGCGGCTTGGCCGTAAGATGGGTGGTTTGACCCAGCAACCTGTTTCGCAGAAAGCGCCTGGGTATAGAACGGCAATGGCAAACTCGCAAATGCGTGAGATGGCGATTGAGAACGACCTCGCTCAAGAAATTCGACGCCTGGTAAACATGCGTTCGGACGGAAGCGTCGGGCGGACCGAAAATGTCGGCATTGATTACAGCCATTACATTAACGAGCTAACCGATGAAATTAACGAAGGGAATCCGGTGCCTGCCGCAAATGACCTGTACGAAAGCCTTGTGAACGATGCGGTCATACGGGGCTCTCCTGTGGACGAAGCCCAGGCGAACGCTTTGCAGGCGATGCCCGGCATTATGAGGAGATTGGAGGACCTGGAGGCAACGCAGGGTGCGAGCTGGAGGCTGAGGGTTGCTAATTGGGTTTCGCCATCGGAACCCCGCTATGAAAACCCGCCTGGCGTCCGCTACCTGATGTCCGACGAGATGCGCCGCAACATCCTTCGCAACGGCATCCCAGCATCCGTCCTCGGAGCCGCAGCCCTTAGCAAAGAAAGGCAGCCATAGGACCACTCATCGCCGGCCCGTCTTTTGTGGGCCACCGCCGCGTGCCTCTGCATCCAGAGGACGCTCAGAAGTTTCGCCAGCAGCACAACGAGGCCTTGGCTGCGGACGGCCGAAGGCGTAGCGATGCGTTTGCCGCACACAACCTCCGGCTTGCTTTCATAGCGGAGCGCAAAAAGCGTTACGACCGCATGCAGCGGCAGCAAGGGGAGGTCGATCAACAGCTCTCGTACAACATGGCGGTAGAAGACTTTGGGATGCCGGCCCCAAGTAAGCCTGGTACGTCGCTTAGTGCGTGGGCAACAAGCAACCCCGAGAGCCGCAACCTCGCCCTGCACATACTGTCAATCCCGGAGAACTTCGTATACCAAGCGGAGGAAGCACTTTCGGGCCAGAAGCCGCCCGGCGAAATAGCGCAGCGGCTTGCGGCGGCAGTGCCAGGCTCCTTCTATCCGCCGGCAGGATACCCAGTCGAACCAGGCAGGGAGCGAATGTACGAGGAGCTTGGTCCCGTGGCGGGGCTAGCAGCCGAGTCTTTAATGCCGGGACTGGACGTAGCTGTGGCCGGCCGGCTTGGATCGTCGGTCGCACGCCGCGCCCAAAACCTTTACGGAGCGGCAGACGCGGCGTGGAGAACTCCCGTTAGGGCCGAACTTGTTGACAAAGCAGGTGATGCTATCCGCCGCCTTCGTAACGCCCAATAAAAAAAATGGAAACAAAATCGGAAACGTAGGACATATAACCCTTAACACCCCGTACCCCGGAGCAACAAAATGGCTGAAGAAGAAGAAAACATCGTTGACGCACCTGAAGCTCCAGAGGTCCAAGAGGCCCCTGTCGCTGAGGCCGCTGCGCCGGAACAGCAAGGCTCCATCTACGACGCCTTTAAGTCTTTGCCGGATTTTGAAGGCAAGGACGACGTAGACATTGCACGCAACCTGTACCAGTCCTACACGGGCATGCAGGAAGCGCAGCGCCAGCTCCAGCAATACCAACAGGTTGTTCCTTACGCCCAGGAGTACCTCCGCAATCAGCGTGAGTACGAGGCATGGAAGCAGCAGCAGGCAGAAGCCAACCGACCTAAGCCTGAAGAGCCGCCAAAGTGGTGGAACCCACCCCAGGTGAAAGACACCTGGAAGAGCTACATCGTCCGTGATCCCGAAACCGGAAGGGAGGTGATCAGTCCAGACGCGCCTCTGGAAGCCCAAACCGCCCTCCGTGAGTACCAATCCTACACGGCCGACTTTGCACGGCGGTTCGTCACCGACCCAGAGGCGACTCTTTCGCCATTTATCGAACAGGTAGCTCAGAAGAAGGCGGAAGAGCTAGTCAACAACGCTTTGAGCGGCTATCAGGCCCAAAACTATGTTCAGTCCTTGGAGCAGCAGAATGCCGACTGGCTGTACGACCAGCAGGGCAACGTGACCCGTGAGGGGCAAGCGATCCAGGCTTATATCGCCCAAGCTCAGCAGATGGGCATTCAGTCTCCCGAGGCACGCTGGAAGTTTGCGACCGGCATGCTGCAGCGTGATCTACTGAACCTTCGCTACCAGCAGATGTCGCAGCAACCACCCCCACAGCCAACGCCCCAGCAGCCCCCGGTTGAACAGCAGAACATGGCGTTTCTCCGTGAGAGAGCCACACGGGCGCCAAACCGAAGTGCGGGTGCCGCTGAACCGCGTGCCCCCAAGCAGAGGTTGACGTTTGAGGATCGACTTCGCAACCAACTCTCTGAAGATGGAGTTTTAGCAAATGGCTAGTTCGACTGATTGGGCGAGGTCAATCGCCACCACAATCGTTAATCACCTGCGTGAGGAAGAGATCGCTTCCCTCCGGAAGTACAAGCTCTTTGCAGCGCTGGAGGGTGCCGGCCAGGTTCGGATGAACATGGCAGGCCGAGGTTTCGACTGGGAAATCCAGTACCGCAACCACAGCCCGCAGGGCAACAATGGCGAGTCGCCACGGTCCTTTGCACGCCAGAACCTGTGGAAGAAAGCAGAGCTGGAGTACCGGGGCTACCAGGCGACGGATGCCATCTACAAGAAGGAGATGCTGGAAAATCGTAGCGCCCAGGCGCTGGTGAACGTGGCCGGCAAGATGTCCAGCCGCCTCATCACCTCCATGCAGCAGCACCTCGCCAAGCAGTGGGTCCAGGACGGTTACGCTGCCGGCAACGAGCTGAAGTTCCACGGCATTGAATCGTTTATGGGGACCAACGGTACGATCACTGTTGGCACTGGTGCCCAGCGGACGGCAAACGCAGCTGACCCGTTCGGCTATCCGAATGACACCTATGCTGGTCTTTCGACCACGCTCGGTGCGTACGGTGGCTCTCAGGTGAGCGGCGTGTGGCCGAATGGTGAAGCCGATCCGGAGTTCGACTTCTTCTCTCCGGTCATCGTCAACTACACCTCGTCCTACTTTGGTGACACCACTTGGGCAGCTAACTGCACCAAGGCGGTGCGTGAGGCGATTCATCAGACTCGCCGAAACGATTCCGCTGAGGACCAGGTCGACATGGTGCTCCTGGCTCGCCGGCTGTTCATCGACATGCTGAATGCCTTGGACGCCAAGGAGCGTGTGATCGTCAGTCGCACCAACGGTCTGCGGAGCTATGGCTTCACAGACGTATTTGAGCTGGACGGTGTGGAAATTTCGGCCGAAGGCAGTGTGCCGGCGAACACCGGCTACGGCCTTGCGGTCGGCAACATCGAACTCCTCTGCATGGAGGGCAACCTCCTGACGTCGGAGGGGCCGTTCTACGACGAGGTGACGCAAGCCTATAGGTATGTCGTCAGCCATCTCGGCAACCTGAAATTTAAGAGTCCGCGTAACTTCTTCAAACTCACCAGCCTTGCCTAATAAAGGGGAAAGTAAGAAATGAGCTTTGTGAATGATCCGCCCTTTGGGCTTGGGCAGACTCTTGGCGTGTCGTCTACCGACGACGGCACTGGCTGGGTCGGCACGGTAAAGCAGTTTCCTGACGTCGATCCAACAACGGGTCAGGTTCGCAGCAACCGGGTGAAGACCTGCATCGCCGTGCGGAACAGCTCGGGGGTCACACTGTATGGCAAGCGTATGGTGAAGTTCGTTACCGGCAGCTACACCGCCGTCGACGAATACACCCGGCTTACCAACGACCGGCCTGCCGGTATCACGGACGAGCACCTGTCGTCTGCGGGCGTGGTGGCCAATGATGTGTTCTGGGTGACTGTCGACGGGCCAAGTGAACTGACCGTGGACGAGGCTGTCGCTGTAGGCGACCTGCTCGTTGCCAACACGGCAGTGGCTGGCGGGGCAACGGACTCTTCCACTGGTGGTAAGGCCGTGACAGCCACCGGCACCGAAGCTGCAGCCGCCCTTGGCTTGGTCGCTGTGGCTGTTTCGTCTGCCGCCGCCGCCGACGACGACGTTCTCGCCATCGTCAAACTGGGTCGTTAAAAACTGCCCTCAACCGGGGCTTACGGGGGGAGCCCCGGCTGGGAAACTAGCCGGGGCTCTTTCGTTATGGCAATACAGAATCTGGACTACATACGCCAACTGATTGAAGCCGTCCGGGCGTACGAAACCATGGCTGACATGGAACGCCTTCGGATGATTTACGGCACAGGCACCGGCACGGACACAGTCGCAGACCAGCAGGAGGACAGATGATCACGCTCCAAGGGTGGCGAGACGACGAGGGCACAGGCAAAAAGCCTTCCTCCGGCCAAGGAATGAACATCCAAGGATGGCGGGACGACAAAGGGACAGGTCAGAAGCCAACTGGCGGACAGAAGGTGAGCCTCCAGGGATGGCGAGACGACGAGAATCCGTTTGACCTGTTTAAGAACTACGGCCCAACAACTGCTTTTGCTCGTTTGCCTCGCAGCCAGCAGCAGACGTCTTTGGGTGCGTACAGCCCTCCCAGGCCCAAGCAAAACACTGGCGAGCGGCGGCAGGGACAGGCGAGCCCAGCGTTCGGCGCTTACCAGCAGCCGGGCGGCCTACCAGCAGTTCCGCCCACACGCACTGCCCAGGCGCCGGCCCGCCAATTCACCATGCCACAGATGGACACAAACACGCGGGATGCCTTTATCTACAACATTAATAATTCGCTTATGCGACAACAGGCCGAAGGCCTCGGCACGCAGGCCCCCAGACCACCCCAGTTTGACTTCCAGTCTCTATACAACAACGCCCAGCAGATGGCGGCGGATGGCTGGCGCAACCCGCTTGCGGGGCTCTTCCGGTAGTCTATACACTGGTTCACCAAGCCCCCCAACAGGTGAACTTAATGCAGCAACCAAAGTTCAATATCGGCTTCTGCACCTTCTCGTACGGTGGTAACGGAGGGATATCTTCCGAAGTCCCGGACATCCGGGAGTGGATGGTGCCGCTCATTGCGGACATCTCCAAAGACCCCCGTGTCGATAACATCCGCGTCTGGAACCTCGCTGACACACCGATCACTATGACTCGCAACCGCGCCGTTCTGATGGCGCGGGAGTTCGGCGTGGACGTCCTGGTGATGATCGACAGCGACATGAAGCCAGACATCAACGCCGGCCACCCTGACGCCAAGCCGTTCTTCCAATCATCTTTCGACTACATCGTCGACCACTACAGCAAGGGTCCGGTGTGCATCGGTGCGCCCTACTGTGGCCCGCCGCCCAACGAATGCGTTTATGTGTTCCGCTGGCAAAACCAGCAGAACGAAAATCCCAACCCGGACTTCCAGCTGGAGATGTACGACCGACACACCGCAGTAAAGATGAGCGGCATCCAAGAGTGCGCGGCACTCCCCACGGGCTTGATCATCTATGACATGCGGTGCTTTGACATCACGGAGCCTAAGGGGGCAGCCGACAATCCTTGGTTCTACTACGAGTGGAAGGATCAGTATGCGGCCGACAAGGCGTCCACCGAGGACGTAACGATGACGCGGGACTTGTCGCTCACAGGCACCACTACCCTCGGCTACAACCCGGTACTGTGTAACTGGGATGCCTGGGCGGGCCACTGGAAGCCCAAGTGCGTCGGCAAGCCGGTAGTGATGAATGCGGCGGACGTCGGCCAGAAACTGCAGATGGCTTGGGGATCAAAGCACAACGGGTGTTGCCGGATTGTCGACGTTAAGCCAGAGGCTGACCTGAAGAGATATGTCGAACAAAACCTGCATACAGTGCAAGAAGTCGTTTCCTGAGACTGCGGAGCATTTCCACAAGTCCAAGGATGGGTTCCACTCCCGCTGCAAAGCCTGCCGGCGTAAGCATGAGAACGGCCGTAAGCAGAAGAAGCGAGAGGCCCGTCTAAAGGAAATCGAAAAGGGCGCAGTGGATTTGTTCATTGCGTCCGCTCGCATTGGCGGCGCAAACGTGCCGCACTCATCGGAGCTATTGGAGGTGTTGATGGAATACTGCGGCGGCGTCCGTGGTTTCGCCAACATCTACATGAAGCAGTTCTACGACGCTGCACCAGGCGGGGCGTTCCGAACAAAGATGCTGGACACCATGGTGCGGCTGACAAGTGCAAACACGGCCATGGGTGGTGCCAAGAAGCCTCTGGAGTTGTGGTCCGAGGAAGAGTTGGAAGACGAACTCAAGCAACGCTTACTGGAGGCGGCGATCACCATCAATGCTACGGATGTGCGAAAACTGCCGGCACTGGCGGCCCCTGAATCCGCAGGTGGGGGAATGCCACAGGTATCCCCCGCAAATGCATCCAGGCCAGTGGCTCGGGAAGTTCCCGCTGACGGAACACAAAACGAAGTGCGGAGAGTGGAGTGAGAAAGCATCCTCCAGTACCGCCGCCAAAAAAACCGGACGCCCCAGTTGATCTCGGTTTGACGACACACGCACTCTCGCAGCTGCGGGAAGTGCAGGCCGAACTCCACGGCAGAAAACTGGAGGCGCTCCGGCTGTACGAACCCATGCCGCACCAAGAGGAGTTTCACTCATGCCTAGCCTCGGAGAGGATAGTGCTTGGTGGCAACCGAGGCGGCAAGACCCTAGCGGTTGCTGTCGAAGCAGCGAGGGCTGCCACGGGCAACGATCCATATGGCAAGTACCCGGAGAAGGACGGGAACCTGGCGATTGTCGGAAGGAACTGGCCCCACATTGGTTTGGTTATCTACCCAATCCTTATGAAGGCTGGCGCGTTTCGCATCGTCAAAGACGAGAAGACGGGAGGCTGGCGATCTCTTCGCCCTGGCGAGGACAAGTCCAAAAGCAAACCCGCTCCACCCTTAATCCCACCCAGGATGATCAAAGAAGTCTCTTGGGTTCTGAAGAACGCTGGCTACCTGAACAAGATGGAGCTGGTTAACGGGTGGACGATCTGGTGCTTCTCCTCTGAAGGCGAACCGCCACAGGGATACCAAGCCGACCTTATTTGGATCGACGAAGATGTTAACAACGAGAACTTCGTTGGCGAATCCCAGGCGCGGCTGGCAGACCGCAAAGGCCGCTTTGTGTGGTCGGCCATGCCGCACTCCAAGAACGACGCCCTTATCGGACTGTGCGAGCGCGCTGACCGCGCCGTTGAAGAGGGCGTCGAAAAGCCTATTATCAAAAAATTCACGTTCCGCTTCCTAGATAACAATTTTATCGATGAGGAGGAGAAGCGTAAGAATATTGAACGGTGGAGCGCTTTGGGTGCAGACGAAGTCCGCATGCGAGCGGAGGGCGAGTTCACCACCGAATCGACGTTGATGTACCCGACGTTCAACCAGGCCGTCCATATCCTGAAGCGAGAGGAGATGCCGCAAGTCCCCGAAAACTGGACACGCTACGTCTCTATCGACCCCGGGCACGCCGTGATGGCGAGCCTCTTTGGGGCGGTCCCACCGGACGAATCGTTTCTGCTCATCTACGACGAGCTGTACATCCGCAACTGTAACGCACTTATCTGGGGAGAGGAGTTTGCCAAGAAGGCGAAGAACCAAGTCTTTCGGTCTTTTGTGATGGACATGCACGGCGGCACGCTGCGTGACCTCGGCTCAGGACGGTTGCCCCATGAGCTGTACTCAGAGGAACTAAAGAAGCGAAAGATTCGCAGCATCGCCACCAACCACAACTTTGTCCCCGGCTCGGATGACATCATGGCCCGCACCAACCTGGTGCGCCAGATGATGCATATCCGTGGCGACGGCTCTGTGGGACTAAAAATCCTGGAGAGCAGCTGCCCCAATCTCCTCCGTGAGCTAAAGCGGTATCGCAAGAAGACGACCAACGTCAACGGCGTGACCTACGTGACGGACGTCCCGTACACACGCGGCGACGTCCATGCTGTGCAGTGCTTGGAGTATCTCTGCGCATACGAGCCCAAATACTACCCGCCGCCAAAATCGGTGGGGCCGGACCCTTGGTGGGTCAAATGGTTGGAAGACCGCAAAAGGCGCCAGCGGGAAACAGAAAAAGGCGTCAACCTCGGACCCGTGAGTACGAAATGACCGAATTCGATATGCCCGAAGTAAAGCTCGGAGACTGGGTTCACTTTTACGCACACGCCGACGCGGAGCCGGCCATCGGCCTGGTGAGCCAGGTCGGGAAGCGTGCCGTGATCCTCTGGGTGGTGTCACCGGGGTACGGCGGCTCCGAACGCCCCAGCGTCCACCACAAAGACGACCCTGGGCTGGAGGAGTTTCCCGAGTGGAAGCGCTACGGCACCTGGGAGCACAAGCCGCGTGATCCACAACTTTCCGTGCTCAGCGAGAAAGTGGCTCTTCTGGAGAAGAAGATGGCCGCGCTGCAGCCCAAAAAGGGACAATAGTCCTCCATGGAAGATAACCCTCTGCGTCCCATCTGTAAGCAGTGGCTGGAGAAAATCCGCCTTGCTGAGAAGCACAAGAAGCCCTTCAGCGAGGACGCAGAGGAGGCTATGTCCTTCTTCTGCTCCGATCCAGATGCGATGTGGGGCAGCAAGTATTTCAAAAACTTCTCACGCGGCATTGACCCGCCCGAGTTCCGGATGCAGGTCAACCGCGTCTGGGAGGCTGTGCGTCTTTTTACGGCCGTCATCCACCACCGCAATCCGACGCGCACTGTAACCCCGAAGCAGTACCCGATCATCGGGCCGCAGCTGCTGGGCATCTTCCCACAGCCCCCGACACCACAGATGGGGCCTGACGGGCAGCCGGTTATCGGCCCTGACGGCCAGCCGGTGATGATGCCAGACCCTGGAGTGCAGATGTACCAGCAGATGCTCCAGCAGCAGCAGTTGATGCTGGAGAGGCGCAAGCTCGTCAGCAAACTGCTGGAGGACTACCTGAACTACACCCCGAACGAGCTGAACCTAAAGCAGCACTCCCGTAAGGTCGTCGAAGAGGCGTTCATAAAGGGGGCCTCTGTTTGGTGGCATGAGCTGTACCAGCCACCAGGCACGGAAACAAAGTTTGCCGGCAGCTTTTTCGACTCCATCGACAACCTGGTCTGGGATCCAGATGCTGACGAGTTTGAAGACATCCTTTGGTGCGCACGCAAGCGGGTCCACCCAATTGACTACGTGGCCAACAAGTTCGGCCTGAAGCGTGAAGACCTGAAGGCCAACGGCGAGACTTACCACTCACGCGCAGACGCTGGGGAGCGTGGCTACGAGACAAAGCGCAAGAACGGAAAAACAAACGACCTGCTAACGTACTGGGAAGTCTACTCCAAGACTGGATTCGGCGACCGTTTGAAAGACGGCGACAAGGAGCTACGCGGGAAGTTCGACTCCCTTGGGCCGAACTGCTACATCGTCGTAGCCGAAGGCGTTGACTTCCCGTTAAACGCGCCGCCGGAGATGCTGCAGGAGGAAGTAGACGAGACGGGCATCCCACAGTCGCTGTTTATGTCCGCACAGTGGCCGATACCATTCTGGGCAGAACCAAACGGCTGGCCGTTTACGCTGATGGCGTGGCATGGAAAGCCCGGATACAGCTGGCCCGTCTCCCTCATCCGGCCAGGCATCGGCGAGTTGCGATTCATCAACTGGGCTATGTCGTTTTTGGCAACCCGTATTGCGACGTCGTCGCAGACGCTTGTTGGAGTCGCAAAGGCTGCCGACCCCGACATCAAATCGAAGATTCTGGATAAGGCGGAAGGCGGACTCAGGATCGTTGAAATCAGCGAAGCTATTGGCCGCAGCGTCAACGATGTGATCAGCGTCTTTCAAATGCCTGGCGTCACCCAGGACATGTATCAGATCATCGCTGAGGTAACGGCTCTGTTTGACCGCCGGGTTGGGTTAACAGAATTGTTGTACGGGCTTTCCAGAAATCAATTCAGAAGTGCTGCAGAAGCACAGGTGAAGGCGGAGCAAATCTCCGTCCGCCCTGACGACTATGCCAACCAGCTTGAGGACGCCCTTTCGGAGGTCGCCCGCAAGGAAGCGTTGATGGCGAGGTGGCTTATCTCGCCGCAAGACGTCGCCCCGCTGCTCGGCCCCATGGCGGCTCAGGCGTGGCAGATGCACGTGCTGAACGAGGCCCCGGACACCATCGTCCGGGAGTACAGCTACCGCGTTGAAGCCGGCTCGGCCCGCAAGCCGAATATCGCCACCAAGGTGGAAAACCTGAACAACGCTATGCAAATCATTATGCCCGTCGCCCAGGGGCTTCTGCAGGCAGGCAGGCCAGAGCTGTTCAATGCCATGCTGGAGGACTGGGGGAACACTATGAACTTCGATGTGTCCCGCTACCTCGTACCACCACCACCTCCGCCCGGACCTCCTCCGGGCGAACCGCCACAGGAGCAGCAGTGATCCCTGACCACATTAAACGCCTCGGCCTAGAGGCTGTTGAAACGTACCAAAAGGCGCTCCCGCACGGCGAGAAGTGGGCGGAAATGTGCGCATACCAGACCGCCCCAGGGTCGCTTGGCTCCGACAGGTCGTTTATGGAGGGACGGTACAACAACCAGCAGCTGGACGAAATGCCGCCTCGGCAGGCGAGGTACGTCGCCAAAGAGGCGCGTGAGGCGGGCGTAGACATCTCAGGGAAATACTACGTCGGAGGACTCGCAGACAAGCGTGGCTGGAAAGACCCGGACGCATGGGTGTCCGGGGTAGACGACATTAAGCGTGTCGCCCAGAAGCGACGTTTGGCCGTTCAGGGCATTTACAATTATGACCCCGGCCCTGCCGAACCGAAGCGATCCGTATTGAACGAGAAGATCATCCAGAAGGAAGTTCGCCGTTTGCGAACTGCGAACAAAAAGGCTAGCGCAGGTGAGCTGCGAGAGAAGGTCATCGAAAAGCACGCACTCAAAGGGAAGGGCCGATGAACGCCATTGAACGCCGCTCGGGCGGCAACTCCGTGATCACCGCCAACAGTTCTGCAGCAACAACTGCAGGCAGCTTCCCATACGACCGCTGGGCAGCCGGCATGGTCTACATTGCTGCCACAAACGGCGCTACCCAGATCAACTGGCACGCAGCTCCAGCGTACGGAGTCACTCCCGTGCAGGTCTACGACTCCGGCAACGCTGTTGTCACCAACGTCACGGTCGGTGCTCACCCCGTGCCGGACGCCTGCTTTGCAGCTGCTTACATCTGCCCCGTGATTACTGGCGCAACGACCATGGCGATGACCGTTGGGGTTAAGGGATGAAGCGTGACCCAATCGCCGTATTCGTCGCACTCCTTGCGGTGTTTGGCTTTGTAATCGCCGCGTCACTGGTCGCCCTTATGAGGATGAGATAATGAGTTTTCCGAACCCGCTACGAACTGTCGACAAAATCAATCGGTCGAAGACTGCCGCCCAGTGGACGGCCGGCAACTATCAGCTGGCTCAGGGTGAGGTTGGATACGAAACCGACACCGGCCGGAAGAAGATCGGTGAGGGCAAGGCGTGGAACGACACCGACTACGCGCTTATCGGCACAGGCATCGACAACATCGTCGCCCTGACGCAGGCGGCGTACGACGCTCTGACGCCTGACGCCAACACGCTCTACGTCATCACTGACTGACCCTAGAGAGAGGCTTTACGGCTATGGGACTGACCCTTGGCGATGTTGTCGCCAACCTAAAGGTTGGATCATCTCAGGTGCGAAAGATGTACCGTGGCTCTGCGTTTGCGGCTGGCCCCGTTGCGTCTGGTGGCACAGAGACGGTCATCTCGCAGGGAGGCAAGTTCTACAAGGTTCACACCTTTACTAGCACTGGCACAAGCACGCTTGCGTTTAGCCGTGGCGGGGACGTGGAGTACTTGGTTGTGGCCGGAGGCGGTGGCGGTGGGGCTATTGGCGGTGGCGGCGGCGCGGGCGGCTTTCGCACTGGGCAGAAGGTCATTTCGGCTGGCTCTAAAGAGGTCGTTGTTGGCAATGGCGGCAATGGAAGCATCGGCAACAATCCTGGTGCGGATGGGCAAGCATCCTCTTTTGATGGGGTTGTTTCAGCGGGCGGCGGTGGCGGTGGCCAATACGTTCAAGGAGGAGGCACTGGCAGAGATGGAGGCTCTGGAGGAGGCGGCGGCAGCTCTGGTCAGGCGGGCGTGTTTCCGGTAGCGGGAAGCGGAAATGTACCTCCCACATCTCCTGCTCAGGGCAACGATGGTGGTCAAGGCGGGCAACAAGCCAGCGGAGGGGGCGGTGGCGGTGGGGCCGGTGGCCCTGGAAACGCTGTTAGTGATAATCCACAACGCGCCGGAGGAGCCGGCGTGACTTCCGCAATCTCTGGTGCTGATGTGGTGTACGCCTCTGGAGGGGACGGCGGCTCGTTTGGGTCCGTGCCATTAGCGGACGGCGTTGACGGGCTAGGCGACGGTGGTGGTGGCGGAAGGTTTAACAACCCTGCCTACATAGACGGAGGCTCTGGCGGTTCAGGGACTGTTGTCGTTCGATACGAGATCACCGAAGCGGAGTACGATGCAGTATGATGCAGGCAACATTCGACGTACTATCACGCACGCTTTCGCTTGAACTGGAAGATTCTTTGCCAACAGGAGACAGCCTCTCCGCGAAACTGAACAGGCACGGCAACGTCGTCAGTCTGAAAGGCGTTTCGTTTGGGTTCTCGCTTTCCCTTAACGGAGAGCGGGCCGAAAGTCAGTCCTGGCCTCCCGATGGAGTGAAGTACAGCAAGACAGACCAAGACACATTGGCATCGTATCGCCTTCAATGGCAACCGGAAGACGAAGTGCAGGTCGATTGCTGGCTCATTGATGCTGCTGGAGGGAAGCACACGGCAGCAGAGTCATTTACGGCACCACCTCTTCCGCCGACGACGCCAGACGACGAACCACCACAGCCGTAAATCACTTACTCTACGGACGCTCCAGATGAGCCCGATGAACAACCGCCTGCTGGTTCCCCGCAAGACACCGGGTCTTTTAGACCTTGTGCCGGGAGCCGCAGCCGCCTACTCGCTTCGCAGCCTGAGCAACTCATACGCCGGGCCTGTTGTCACAGTGCGGCGATCCAGCGACGACGCGGAGGAAGACTTCACGGCGGCAGAGGTGGCCGACGGGACGCTGGCGGCTTTCTGTGGTGCGGGTGATGGATTTGTTAAGCAGTGGTGGGATCAGTCGCCAAACGCCAACCATGCCTCGCAATCATCCAGTGGTAGCCAGCCACAGATTTGCGACAGCGGCTCATTGATTATTAGCGAAGGAAAGCCAGCACTGTCATTCGCCCTAGACTTTCTGGCCGCTGCTTCGACATGGGGCATCTCTGGAACGTCGGATCGCAGTTTCTTCTCGGTCGTTGAGCCAGGCAACTTAGTCACGGGTTACTACTATCTTGGCATTGGCGACAACTCTGCCACCAGCTCTTCGCAGAACTGGAACCTCACATCGGAGCACGGTATTAGGGTGCAGGGCGGTAACGAACTGTATGGCGGCGGTGTAGTCGGAGAACAGCAGTTGGCTGTTCACGTTTTCTCTGGGAGTACGCCTGCGGACAACTCGTTCTTTCTTAATGGTGCGGCTCTTCCTGCGTCTGGCTCCACTTCATCTATTAGCACGGTAGACACCGTCTGCCGTATAGGTCGCTTTGGTGGGTCTTCGTCTACGCCAGATGCTCACTATGCAGGGAAACTGCAAGAGATTGTCATCTACGCCTCCGACCTCACCTCGCAAAGGGAGTTGGTTGAGGGACTCATCGCTTGGGGGTATTCAGTATGAGCCTCGCCAGTCGCCTTCCGTATGACCATGCCTTCGCTGGCGGGTATCCCGGCATCGGCTCGCAACCCCTGCCCGCCGACGCTGATGCCATCGACTATCTGACACGGATGGCAGCCGCTGACGGTGCAGGCGTTGAGACGGGCGTAGCGGTAGCCGTAGATGCGTTCATTACGGCCCTGAAGGCTGATGGCCTCTGGGATGCGATTGGCTCTAGTTGTTTACTCTGCGGACCTAGAACGCTGGCAGGGGCATTGGTTCCGCTGCGAGGGGATGCGCCAACGGCGTACTCGTTTTCCAGTGGCGATTATTTACGATCAGAAGGACTGAAGGGCGACGGAGCCACAACGTCTTTGGATACGAATTACGGGCCTGAAAACTTGAATGATGCGGACGTTCATCTTTCTGTGTATATGACACAGAAGTATGACAGCGGCACTGCAAATAGGTTTATTTCGCAAGACAACAACAACCTGACGATATTGGATTCATCAGGGGCCACTGGATTTCGGACAAGAGTTGTATCGTCAGCAATCTACACGCTAGGAACAAGTGATACGGTTCCATCACTTGTTGCAGTCAGCCGTTCATCCATTGAATCTTTCTCTTGGTTTGGGTACGGAGAGAATGGCACGCAGAGCGACAGCGGAGGGGCCGTGAACGAGGCCGCAGGAAATCCATTTGTTTTTAAGGGGAGTGTTGGTTCCACCAACTTCTCTGCAAACAGATTTGCGTTTTACAGTATTGGAACTTCGCTGGACCTGTCCAAACTAAACACGCACGTTTCTGCATACGTCACAGCAATAGGAGCCGCACTGTAATGCCAGACATCGACGAACCACTGCCACTCCCAGAGAACCCCGCCAGCGTCGCAGACCTGCTGCCGCACTTGCCAGTGCCGTATGACTACGCCAAGCAGTATGCGTGTGTGTTCTCGGCTGAGTTGGCTGACCGCTTAATAGAAGTGCAGGCTGAGAACCCTGAGCAGTTCAGAGTCACGCCGCTGGCCCTCACTGACGGCACATTTATGATTAGGGGAGCGATCCTCAGTGAGGTGCCGAACGGATTGTATGGCGGGAACTTCGCCCGTCTGGATGCCAGCCGCTTTGACGAGATTGCACTCGTCCCGTGGGCCGATGCCGTTGCGTTGCTGCCGCAGCCAGACCCGCTGCCTGAGTGACCGTAGATTGACCGGCTGGGGCTGCCCCGCAAGTAACCAGCATGTCGCCTGATACAATGGCCGCACCGAAGGAGGTGCGATATGAACGAATGGATTCCAGTAGGCGAGCGGCTGCCGGACGATGGCGTGCGGTGCATAATCGCAATGAGGATTCCAGGTCGCTGCGTAATCGACGGCGAACCAAAGGACGGCTACGAGATTACGTTTTCCGAATGGCATGGCAACCGATGGGAAAGTGTCTCGCCCCCTGGCAAAACGACACTGCACCCGTCGATGGTAAGACACTGGATGCCGCTACCTGAGCCACCGACATGTCCCTAAACAACCAGACTGCGGCTTAGCAGCACAAAACATCGCAAAAACCGCAACATTTTGTGTTGTCAGCAGAGACATCACGCCGGAACGTGTCGCAGAAAGTAACGATATGAGTAACGATTCACAACAGCCTACTACCGGAAGCGACGCGCCCTACGTCGTAGTAGCGAGCCGGTAGTCGGCAGGGGCCGAGGCGTAACGCAGCCGGACAATGGCTTGGCGACGAGGGGACCGGCCCCTGTGGCACAGTTGACCGTGCGGGATATTTTGCTGCATATATCGCAACTCCGTAGTGGATTTTGCCTGAGCGGGATGTAAGAAACTCTACCACTTTTTTCTTAGGAAATACGCCATGCCGACAGTGTCTGTTGTCTACTCGCTTCCGGAAGAAGAGGAGGAGTACCACATCCACATGGATGGATTCAAATACGCGCAAGCCGTGGAGGATGTGGACACTAAATGTAGGGCGCTGATTAAGTGGGCGGACAACCCTTCCGACGACGCCGTCCAACTCGCCGAGGACATCAGATCAATCATCTGGGAGGCGCTTTACAATTGAAGATCACCGTTCACGGTGGAACCGACATGCGCCGCGCCTTAGAGGCGTGGATTGTGCCCGAGGCCTGCGAGGAGCTGATTATCGATGCCCCTCAGGCGAGAAGGTTTACCAACTGCCTTCTAAACAGCCTGGTCACCTGCCGCGTCACAGTGACGCCCACCGAGAACGATTCGGTGTCGTACGCTGGACTTTTCTCTGGTTGCCGGTACTTGGTCAACCAGCCGATGGTTGACGTCAGTAAGTGCATCAACCTCGCTGCATTTTTGAAGAGCTGCCGATCCGCCAGATTCAACTTGTACCACTTCCGACACACAGCCCAAGTCAGGGACATGCGGCAGTGCCTGTGGGGGTGCGAGAACATCTCAGGCATCGGGCTGCAGGAGTGGGACTTTTCCGGCTTGTCGTCGGAAGACTCCATGCGAAACTTCGCCGGCAACACAAACTTCCAGACACGCTACTACGACAGCCTCATTGAAAACCTGTACTCGCAAGCAAAGGCCGGCACGCTGCCCACGCCGATGCGTGCCGTGGACTTCGGGAGCGCTCGCTACTCGCCGGTTGTCGCTCCACTGCGCAAGTACGTGGTGGACTACGGCTGGGAGATTTTGGACGGCGGGCCGGTCACTGCCGATCTCTCCCCCACAGAGAAAGAGCTGTCCAGAAGCGTTGACTCCCGGTTAACGGCAGGGCAGTTTCCTGGCACCATCGATTTGTCGCCGATGGCAACGTCCTCCCGCAACGGCATTCTTATCTCTCCTCAGCACGTTCTGTACGTGCGTCACTACCAGCCGCGCCCAGGCCAAGCAGTGACGTTTTGGGGTGGCGAAAAAGCTGTGGTCGCCAGCTGCACCCCTGGAGACTGGGACGTCGCCGTGGCCACGCTGCGTGATCCTGTGGCGATTCGGCCGGCCCTGGTGTTTGGCGTTGACTGGGAGGAGAAGATGCCCTTGCTTGCAGGGCCGCCATCGCAGTATCCAGCTGGCACAAGCCCGCCAGTGGTATGGAAAAACCGCAACCAGCAGATCGGTGTAGCCGATCTAATGTACGCACGCGGCATGCCGCCGACGTCGCACATAAAGCAGTCGGCTGATCCCAAGCGTGCCGCTCATTCCGTGGACATCCGTGTCGGCGACTCCGGCTCCCCGTGCTGCTGTGTGATCGGCGACCGCCTGGTCGTTGCGCACGCGCTGGCCGACTCCCGTGGCATGGGTGTCTTCACTGGCGGGATTACCGAGTGGCTCCGTGAAGTCACGCAAAACCAGGTGCAATTTCTGTGAACGAGCACCTCCGCAACAACAATAGGTCGTCTCCATGCTCCGTGATTTCGACGGATTGGACAATAGCCAGTAAGCCCCTGGAGCTTGGCTATGTTCGCACTTGCCCTTTTGGCGGCAATGTTTGCCGTCGAAGACGAAACCGTCATCGTTTACACATCTGCGGCTTGCCCGCCCTGCCGCCGGCTGAAAACGGACTACGAAAAAGACCCGTCGCTCTTTGGCGGGCGAGAGGTGCATTTCGTCAACATTGACGGAAAACCAGTGAAGGGAGTCACTGCAGTCCCGACATTTGTTCTCATCCGAGACTACACGGAGCTGGAGCGGAGAACCGGATATGGCGGGCCAGAATCGCTAAAGGGGTGGCTGAAGTAGTGGCATACCTCACGTATTTCGACGTTGTCGAACACCTCATCGCCTCGTCGTTTGGTGGCCCGCAAGACGCGGAGCAGCGTGACATCCGCACCGCCGTGCATCGGTGCTACGCCGAGATCGGCAACATACGTGACTGGAGTTGGCAGCACGCTCACGGGCGTATTTTCACGGCTGCGCCTGCCACGGCAACCGTGTCATCCCTGTCCGACACCACGCTGCTGTTATCCAGTGGGGTTGCGCAGGGCTACTCGCACGTGCGTATCGGCGACCGCGTAGCCGAGGTGGTGAGCATTTCCATCATCGGTGGGACAACGATCACGCTGAGCAGTTCCGTGAATTTCCCATCGGGCACAGTCGTAAACGGCGACACGGCGACATTCTACAAAACCCTATATGACCTGCCGGCAGACTTCCGGAATCTAGACGAGCCGTCAGATGAGTTCAACTGGTGGTCCGGCGCTTACGTCACCCCGGACGAAGCGATGAAGATGGAGCGAGTGAACTTTCAGACTGGAACGCCACTCCACTGGACTGTCATAAAATCACCAAACTCGCCCAAATACGTTCTGAAGCTGGTTGGCTACCCAACATTAGTGGAGACGATTGACTTCACATACCGAAGAGAACCGCGACCACTCCGGTGGAGTGGTCACGAGCCTGCCGCGCGTGCCGGCACTGTTTCTACTCTAGGCGGTGCCTTTGCGGAAGTCCTTGGCGTGTCGACAGAGTTTTCATCGTCCATGGTCGGCGCTATCCTCCGCATTGGCGATAGCAATAACACGCCAAACACACTCACCTCGTTCACGCCCTACGAAGACGAGATTACGATTGCCTCGGTATTTTCGCCAACGTCGATGAAGTACACAGGTAACGACAGTAACACATCAAACGTAAAGTACCTCATCACCGACCCCATCGATCTTCCGGAGCACATGCATAACGTAATGCTTTCCGGCTCTGAGTATTGGCTCGCTCGCATCCGCTCCAGCAACGTCGAAGAGAAGTACCAGCTGTATCAGCGTGACTTGCGTTTGGCCATGGAGGCCGACCAACTCGCCCCGCTCTCCGGCCGGTCCAAGCGTATATGGAATGATGGTGGCTGGCGGTCGCCGCTTCTGGCCGACAACTTTGATTTCGGTAATTAACATTTTTGATGATTAACTCAAATGATCACCATTGAAAAATGGGCCGGTTTGGCCACAAACGCCAGCCCGTATGCCATCCCGCCTGGAGCTGCCGTCACGCAGGTCAACCTGCAGGTGATCAATCCAGGGCAGCTTGTCGTCCGCAAGGGGGCGACAACCGTCACGTTCGCCACCACCTCCGGCACCACGGTCCCCGTCGTTAAGGCCATGCGGACTCCGTTCGGCGGTGTCGAAAAGGTGATCTATCAAAACTCCTCCGGCCAAGTGTTTGTTGCCCAAGGTCCCTCGTAATGCTGTCAGCTCGTACAACAGGCGGCCTCGTCGCCATCAATCTGGTCACCGGAGGCTCCGGCTACGCCTCTGCTCCAACCGTTTCAATCTCTGGCGGCAGCGGCACTGGCGCCACAGCAATCTGCCATATGGCCGGCACCCGCGTGGAGTCGGTTGTCATCGTCAACCAGGGTACTGGATACACATCAGCACCGACCATCACGCTGAACGCCGCAACCGGCTCCGGGGCAGAGGCGGAGGCAAAGGTCTATTCCGGCGCCCTTCGGCCGATGACGTTCTTTCAGGGACGCTTTGGGGACGTCTACGGTGTTGACGGCATGGGGCGCGGTATCCGGTGGGACAACGCTGCCACTACCGCTGAGCAAATCGGCATTAATAAGCCGGCCGTTGCGCCTGCCGTGACTGCCGGGACCACGGTCGGCAAGTATGTGAGAGACATCACCCTGGTGCGACAAGGCGGCGGCTATGTGTCGGAACCGACCGTGACGATCTCTGGAGGGTCAGCCGAGGAAGAGGCAACTGGGCGAGCGATCATCCAAGGCGGGAGAGTAATTGGCGTCAGGCTGACAGACCGGGGGCGAAAATACCAAGAGGTGCCAACGGTTACGTTTTCCGGCGGCATCGGCGAGGCCCCGGATTTTAACGTCGGCCTGAGTGGGCGGGTGTTTGGTGTAACAATCAACTCCGGCGGCGAAGGCTACAGCCGCGTCCAATCAATCACCGGTGCAGGCGCCATAGCGGTTACATCTGCCACCAGCAGCAACTACATCTCGTCAACTACCCACGGTTTTACAAATGACGATGCCTTTTACTTTGCGTCCATCAGTGGCAGCACAGACCTAACTGCCAATACAACCTACTACGCCGTTAGCGTGAACGACACGCAGTTCCAAGCTGCCACCACCACCGGCGGAGCTGGCATCACTCTCACCGCCGCCATCACGGAAGGGTTTGTGGTCGATCCGGCTCGCCATCTTTACATAAATATCCCTTACCACGGGCTCCTAGCCGGCAGCACAGTCACGTTCTCCGGACTTTCCGGTGGGACCGGTCTTTCCGAGGGAGTACGCTACTACGCCGCAAGCGTCGAAACCAACAGGTTCAAAGTGCTGGCTGCGGCCACCGGAACGACACCCACCGCATTCACATCGGACATTGTGACCGGGCTCGCCACAATCCCGCCACCGCGCGTGGAGTTTGGCACGCAGTATGGCCTGACGACATCGGGCTCGCAGGCGCCCAACGCCTTCGTTTCGCTATCGGACGGGAAAGTCTCCAGCATCAATGTGGTCTACGGGGGTACTGCTGCCACTACCAACTCCACAGCCACTATCATCGGAGGCGGCGGCACTGGGGCGACCGTCACGCCTGCAATGCGTTACCGTGTCGCCTCCATCACCGCAGCGACCAGCGGAACCGGCTTCTACGCGGCGCCTGTCATCACCATAAGGCCCGCCGAGACAGACGACATCGGCCGAGGTGCGGCAGCCACGGCAGCAGTCAACAGTGACGGTCAGATCACTAGCGTCACCATCGTCGCAGGCGGTGAGTACGCACAAACCCCGGAAGCGTTGATCTTAGACACTTCAGCCGAGGCTACGGCTGAACTGACGTCATCGATCAAAGGAAAGTACGTGTGCGCCTTGCGATACATTGACGACACATCTCGCACACGCAAGGGGCCGATCACCTCGTCGATTTCCGACATCACCGAGATCGACATCCCCGAGGGTGTCGGCGCCATCGACTGGTCGTTTACGCACACAGCCGTGGACGACCGCGTTTACGCCGTGGAGCTTTGGCGAACAACAGCGGACCAGGCCTCCGTGCTGTTCCGCGTGGCGACAATCCTAAAGACTGACAGTGAGTGGACAAACGGCTACGAAGACGACCTGAGCGACCCGGAGCTGATCGATGTAAAGCGGCAGGGATACGGGCTGCTCCCGATCATTCTTCCCTCCGGGCAGGTCAACGCGCGCCGGCAAGGTGTTCCACCGGGCAACTTTGCGGTTGGTGTCGTTTTCCAAGACAGGGCGTGGTATGCGGTGGATACGACTGGCGACCGCCCCAACAGCCTTCTTTACTCCGAAGTCGATGAGCCCGAGTCGGTTCCGGCATCCAACGAGCTGGTGGTGCAGCAGAACGCCGGCACCCCCGACCAGATCAAAGCGTTGATTCCTCTGTCAACGGATTTGCTAATCGCTCAGGACGCGCACCTGTACAAGCTCAGCTACGTGGCCCAACCGGTGATTGACGCCTCCATCACGCTGGTGGGCTACAGAGGCATTTTGAACGACCGCTGCTGGACCGTGATGGGCGGTGTCGCATTCCTTGCCGACTCATTCGGCGTGTACGCATTTGACGGTTCGCAGGAGCAGCCCGTCTCGGTTGTGATCGACAACTACTGGCGTGACCAGATTATCGACCTGTCCGCCTCAGACTCGTTTCACATGTCGTCCGATTTCGCCACAAAGACCATTCGGTTCTACTACTGCCGCGTCGGAGAAACATTGCCGGCACGCGCGCTGTGCTACTGCGTTGTCACAGAGGCGTGGTGGGAGGAAACCTACCCCCAGCCGGTAACCGCGTCAGCCTCCACTGTGATCGGTGGCCAGTACACCACGGTCACTTCCGCTGGAGGCCTGTTCCTCCGTGAGGAAGGAGTTGTCGACCAGACTGGTGCCGGCGTGGCCTACAGATTCAAAACCGGCAACATGTCGCTGACAGACGACAAGCAGCAGAGCCGCTCCGTTCAGCTTGTCTACAAGCCGACAGCAGAGGAAAGCAATCTGAAGCTGCGTCTGTACTACAACAACGCCGACACTCCTCGCAATAGTGTCATCTCCTCTGACAGGGGAGACGGGTTTGTCGCCAGCGGCACCTCGGAATCCACTCTGAACATGCAGTTGTCCCGCTCCGCGCTTGGGGACGCTAATGGGCTCGGCCGCGCGTACTTCTCGGGACGAAACGACACCCGCTCCGCAGGCGGCGACCGGCACATCGCTGTCGAACTCGCCGGAACCCAAGCCGGGACCACGGGCAGCGCCGTAAAAATCTTTGGCGTGGCCGTGGAGGGGGTCAGCTAATGCTCACACGCACCATGCCTTCGGTGATGCGAGCGCTGCAGAAGTCTATGGATGCGCAGACGCTGAAGTCATTCTCTCAGGCGTTGGGCAACTGTAACCAACCGCTAGAGCACCGTGGTGACATCAGCGTGCAGCCGCAAAGTGCCTTTATCCGGCAGGGCGAGTACGACGCAAGCGGGGACCGCGCCGTCACTCTCCGGGAGTTCGGGCCGTACGACCCGGCCTATTTGAACTTATTCCAGCCCGTGTTTGGCGATTTCAATCCCATCTTCCCTGGCCCCTACCAGCCCAACCCAATATTGCCCCCGAACCTTTCGCCAGGCAGCGGTTTCGTAGACGGCGGCGGCGGCGGGGGAAACACAACCATCAACAACAATCTGTACCCCACCAGCTTTTCCTTCCCAACAAGCCTGACATTCAACAGCTTTGGCGGCGACACAAACAACTACATCGGTGGCAACACCACCATCGAAAACAGCATCACCAGAAACTCGTACACAGACAACAGTGTCACTACGAACCTAAGCGTTACCAATATCAATGGTCGGCCAATCCAAGGTCCGCCTGGTCCGCCTGGCGACTCTGGCTCGGACGGCCGGGACGGTGCTCCCGGCGCACCCGGTTCTTCTGGCGCGCCTGGCGGAGGTGGTTTCATCTCTGTGCCATTCCCACCGCCGAATGCTCCTCCGCCACCGGACCCGCCAACGGGGTCGTTTATTTCTGGCACACGGCCGTATGTCGATTTCCCTGGACTATCCACTACGGTCAATGTGAAGTCGTACACATTCGACCCTTCTACATGCACACTGACCGAAACAACTAACCCTGTTTCCATCGAAATACCGGCTAAGCAATTGCCACTGCAGGGCTTCCAAATTGGAGATGCTTTTGTGCCTCGCCGCCGCGCGTAATGCCGCCGACCCGGACACTTACCAAATAAGGAGATTTCCATGGTTTCGATCAACTACGTGCTCGGCTCCAAAGAGCGAATGAACCAGGCTAACAACGACGCCCAAGTGCGCGCCGCCAACGCAGGCGCCGCTGGGCAAGTTGGCGCTGCCAATGCAGGCGCTGCCGGAAATGTGCTCGGGACGATCTGGAGCCAGCCAGCCAACTTCGGCAACACCATGGGCAACGTCTACGGCAACATGGCTGGGACCGTTGGCCAGCAAGGTGGCAACTATGCCGACACCTACGGCAACTTCCAAGCCGGAATGGGCAGCCTTGGAAACAACGCGGCAAACAACTACGCTTCCTATTCTCAAGGACTCCAGGGCTTGGCTGCCGGCCAAGACCCGTATGCTGCAAACAGCGCAGCAGAAGCCGCGCGGCAGGTCGCTATCGGAAACATCGGCTCTGGCGCGCTGGGCGCCTACGGGTCTGCAATGAACTCCGCGCTTGGGGCCTACGGTTTGCAGCAACAGGCCTACAACTTGGCGATGGGCCAGGCAATCGGCGGCAATCAGAGCGCTTTGTCGGCGCTCGGCCAGAGTCGCAACAACGCGCTTTCCAATCTCGGAAACGCATACGCTGCGCTTGGAGGGACCGCAGCGCAACTCGGCGGCGCCGGGCTGGGCGCTTCGCAGTTCTCTCAGATCGACACCTCGTCTGACCAGTTTGCTCGCAACCGCCAGCAGACCAACGCCACATCCTCTGACTACGCCAACATGTATGGCGATGGCGGCGGCGGATACGGCGGCGGCGGCTTCAATGCTTCCGGCCCTGAGGGCGCTATTGCCTCTGGCAGTTACGGCGGCTATGGCGGCGGGGGATACGGTATGGGGGGCTGGCGGGATGGATCGTCAGTCTCCAGCGGCTCCAGCGAGTCGGAAGCCGGGAAGTCCGACCGTGCCAGCCAGTACACCGGCCCACAAATGGATGCCTTCAACGCCGCGCTCGCCGCCGGCATGGCTGGCATCAACACCGGATTCGGCGGGATCGACAACGCACGCAACTCTGCAATGGATACCGGCGACCGTGACGCTCTGATGGCCGGATACAACACGGGCGTGGGCGCGCTGAACAGGGCTAACGAGGGTTACTACGACCCAGCAACGGACCAGTACGTTGCCGGTGGCCGTGACATTCCGGGAATGATGGCGAACCAAGCGCTGATGGGGCTGCTGGCGCTAGGACAGCAAGGGTACGACAGCTCCGGCCGAGGAATGAATCAATACTACAACAACGCCCGCTCCACCCTCGCCAACTCGCCGCAGTCCCAGGCGATGGGCTTGTTGTCGCAGGGGTATGGGGACGCAAACAACATCCTCGGCGGCTTGGCCGGGAACATGCAGTCCGGGTTTGGCGAGACAAATCGAAACATTGGTGATGTGAGAGGTGACATCACACGCGGCGCCGGCACGGCACGCGGCGACGTCCAGGGACTGTATGACGACTCCATCGGCAGCTGGATGGGCGGCAACTACGAAAGCGAAGGTCGGCTCGGTGGCTTGATCCCCAGGTTCGACCGCACCCTGCCACTTCAGGAGGACGCCCAGCGGTATTCCGATCTCGGTTGGACATTCGACTACGACACCCGTAACTGGGTTTCTCCGGATGGCCGGACCCGTCGCTCTGGTGCTCCACTTAAACGCCCCACGTTCGCATATCAGAATGTATAGCTACCAGTCATCGTTACAAAGCGCGCCGCCGAAGTACCGCCCACTGGACGGGCTTGTGAGTCCGTACGGAGAGTATCCGGCATCGCACACCGATGCTTTCAATTCCCGCGCTGGCCAAGCGGCGGCGGATTACAACGTGGCCAGGGACAGGGGCAACACCGATTACGGCTTGGACTTCCAACGCGCACAAAACGCGCTGGTGCTCCAAGGACTAAACACACTCGCCGGCCAGCGTGACCAACAGCAGGACGTTCACCAGAGTCGCTTGGACCTAATGCGAGGACTCCGTAACAACATCATCGGAGGGCTTTTTTGAACTACGTCCAGACAAGACAACAGCCTCCGAGTGGCATCACGCAACAGCATCGGGACGCTCAGTTCAACAACGCATACGCGGCCGCGCTTGCTGCTGGTGATCCTCGCTACACGGTGAAAGACTACGACCGGGGAGGGCTTTCACGCGGCGGCGCCCAGATGAACCAAGCCGGTATCGACGCTGCGGCGAATCTGGCCGATGGCATTGCTAGGGCTTATTCCGCTGACGCCGGCAACGCCGAATACAACGCCAACGCCTTACTTGCCGGTCGACAGGCGCAAGAGCAAAACGCCCTGGCACTATCCGGCTTCAATGCGCAGCAGATGTACGCCGATCAAATGCGGGCGCTTCAAAACCAGCAGGCGTTGGCGGGGATGCTCGGGGGTGCCTTTGGGCGCTCACCCCAAGCAGCGAACCCGGCACAGCAGCTGTCAGCCATGCAGGCAGCCGATAATTCACGCGGACTCCTCGGAGCTTTACTGCAATGAAGGCAGATTTTTCGTTGGACGATTTGACCAAGGGCGCGCTGAAGCGGCTCGTCGGTCAGCTGCTCGCCGCCGATGACGGAGAAGAGCAGAAGATATTGAATCAGCTGAACCAGAAAAAGCGCAAGCCAGAAAAAAACGATCTGGCTGACTTGGACGAGGAAATGCACGGCAAGCCCGAGACGCCCGAGGTTGAAGACGAAGAGGGGATTGACGACTAATGGCCAAGACCAGAAAAGCCGTCCGTGTTGTTGACGACCTTTTGGAGCGGTTTGCGCGTAATTTTAACATCGCCAGTGCCAGGGATTTGCCGCCTCAGGTCCAACAACTGATTGCTGCAGGCAAGATGGACGAGGCGGTTCAGGAGATGATCGCCGCTGCGCCGCAACTGCGGACGCCGCTAGCGGGTGGCAGCGGAAGCGGAAGCCGCCCGCCTCCTTCCAAGGGTGCGCTAGCTCCGACAGCACCGGAAGGCGGCGACATGATTACTAGCGGGGGCGTTCGGGTCCGGGGAACAGGGAGACATCGGTACGCTGGCGGAAGCTCCCCGCCTCCTCCGCAAGAGCCCCTCGGAGACGCTATCCGGACAATTCTTAGGGACAGGGATCGGAATATGCGTGCATGGGAGGTCGGCGCTGGAATCGCCGGCACCGGACTGCTGTACGAGTTGTACCGCCGCAGCCAAGAGCCAAACGAAATGGCGACAGAGCCGCCGCCGCCCCCCCCTTCGACGACATCCCAACCCAACCAAAAGACACTAGAGCTTTTGCGAAACGCAAACAAGAGGCGCATGTAACTTATGGCAGACTTTGGCAAAGGCCTGACGCAAGTTGGCAACATAATGAAAGGGGCGGATGCCGCAACCGGCGCTAACCGTGCGAGGGCTACCGGCAACGCCGCTCGGCGTGCCGAAGAAATGGGCAACGCCATGTTTGACGCTGCCGCGCCCATCCTTATGCAGCCCGATGTTCTTGCGGCGCTGCCAAGCGATTTGGCGGCGCGCATTAAGCTCGGCGACCCTGCCGCAGTCTTGGAGGGAATGAGCTATGTCGCCCGGTCAGGGAAGATTCCCCGCAGCATCCCAAGCGACAGGCAACTTGCTCGCAACAACTTTCCCGGCCCTGAAGCTGGATTTCAAACGGGAATGTACGGAGGCAGGGTTCCTACAGACTCTGCCGGCGAACTGATGCCTGCGGGGAGCCGCGAGGTCTTGCGGTATCCGGGGGCGGAGGCGGGGTTTCAGATGGGAGGCGGCGTTCCGCCGCAGCAGTTTGACCCCATGGGCCTGTCTGTGCCGCAGCCAGGCACTATTACGGTTCGGCAGACGCCTCGCACGGGAGGGCGTGGCGGCAGTAAGTGGCCCCTCGTCGGCGGTGCTGTCGGTGCCGCTGCCGGCGGAAAACTTCTGTACGACGCCTTGCAAGGCGACGAGGTGCAGGTGCGGCCCGAGGAAGCTACGCCGGAGACAAGCGAGAACGACTCCCTACCGCCTGTTGACCAGCCAATGCGAGAGGTGCAAGCGCAAGCCGCAGCCATCGTCGACCAGATGATGGGCCGTACACAGAGCGCACGCAAGCCGCCTCGCCCAGAAGGCGAGTTGTACGCCACTCAGGGCGAACGATCCATGGATTACGAGCTGCGGCCGGGCACGCCGCAGGCTCGCACCAGAGATGTACTGCTGGATGCTGGCGTCGAACCAGAGCGTGCCGAAGGTATCGCACGCGGCATCGTCAGCATGACGGATATGGAACGCCGTGCCGTCATTGAAAACGGCCCAGCGAGAGCCCAGCGAGCCTCCAGTGAAATGCAAGACCGCCGAAGAATGAGAGGTTACTGATGGCCACCGTAGCTGAACTGACCGCAGCCATTATGGAGGAGGCTGCGAGCCGAGGCATCCCGATGACTCAAGAGCAGGCTGCGGCAGAAGCAGCCCGCGTTTCCCTTCAGCCACCTCCGGCCGCTGAGAGCCGGATGGATGGCGCCCCTGAGGTCGATCTGACAGACCTGACGCCGCAAGCATACACCGACACGCTGAAGCGCAGAGGCCGCCAGCTGGAGATGGGTGGCCCATCGAACCCTCTGCCCGGCCAGCCCGGTTGGACTGAAGACGACGACATCTTGGCATACGAACCCGGGATGACAGACGAGCAGTACGACTTTGAAAGATGGAAGCGGTCTGAAGGTCGACGGATGCGTGGCCTGGAAGCCGATGGCGTTATGCATCCGTACCAAGAACTGGGATATGACGGCCCACGGGGATTTGAGCAGTGGCAAGAAGAGCAAGCAATTGCAGCCGAGGACCGCAGTGACGCAGAGTTTGCAGCCGCCGGCGCAAGCAGAAGTACAGCTCCAGGTCCGCGTGGGTTCGATAACAGCGCGGCCGCTCCGCGCGAATTCGGGACCGTCGAAGAATCCCTCGCATACGACGAACGCAAGCCGATACAGGACGCCACTGGCACCACCGTAGGCGTGCTCCCCTCAGAGCGTGACCGTGACATGTACCCGAGGGGAATGGTCCCGGTGTTTAGCGACGACGGAACGGTCGGCTATTCTGTTGCCGCCGGAGCCTTCAATCCTACGGCTGCCAACCAAGGCGACGGCATAGTTGGTGGGTTTCCGGAACTCCAGGGAACGAGGGGCCGTCTCGGGGAGCGCCCGGACCTTGAGGCAAAGGGGTGGGTGCCGACCGTGGTGAATACTCCCGTTGGAGCACAGGGCGGTCGCTTTGGGCGCAACGGCCAAGCGGTTGTTTATCGCCCCGGTGAAGGCCTTCAGGAACAATTGGACCAGCGTGCTGAAGATCAACGATTCGTTCGGCTAGCGACCCGCGCTGGTATTCCGTACGAGGACGCCGTAGAGATTCGCCGCGCCAATCCGGACACCTGGGAACAGCTGTTTAGGGATAAGGGCTCCTTTAGGCGAGCCACGGAGCAAGCCGGCCGTCGCCGCCGGGCCTCTATGGACGACATGCTTGCCGGTCCAAATCCTAGCCAGAACTTGGGCAACGCATTCGACCTCATTGGCGACCAAGGCGAGTTTGATCTGACGGAAAACCAGAGGCGTGCTTTAGAGTACACCATGCCTGGCGGCAGGCTGGCGGCAGAGGTGGATGCGCGCAACATGGAAGAAGCCGCAGGGCTGGCGTCACGCGGGCTACAGAACGCGCTCTTGCCAGCAATCATGCAAGGCCTTAACCCGGAAACCCGGACACCACCTCCGCAGGGGCGAGTGGATGTTGAAAACGGCGCCAACGGTAGCTGGAACACTCCCGAGGGGATTGAGTATCTGGTCGAAATGAGCCGAGGCTTTAATAGCAAACAAGATTTTGCCAACTTCTTGGTAAATAATTTTGGCTACAGCCCTGCGGAGGCGCAGCTCGCTGCTGCCCGTGGGTGGGCGAGGTGGTGGAGGTCCGGTACCTGAGTTCGCCTCTCTACGACATTTACGACCCAGACGGAGAGCTGCGTCGTCTTGCTGAACTCAGGGCTTTCGGGGAGAACCGGCCGTACCGTGAGTCTTTGACAGACCTCATGGACGAAGACCAGAAGAGCAGTCTTCTCAGCAAACTCGCCAACAGTGCTTCTTCTGGAATCGCAGGGCTGGGTTGGCTATTGGACACGCCAGGCTCTGTCGTACGCGGAACCTTGTCCGGGGGGCCGGCGAAAGGGCTTTCCGCACTGTGGGAATCTTCGGACGAACGTGTCACCGGCCGAGAGCTTCTTCGCCAATACAACCTCGTTGGCGAAGACGACAATTGGGGGAACTGGATCGCCGGCTTTGCGGCCGAGGTGGGGCTGGACCCGTTCACTTATTTGAACCCCCTTTCCCTTTTGGGGCGTGGCGCTTACACCAACGCCGGAAAAGCGCTCGCTCGCTCTGGCGCTTTAGAAAACGCAGCACTGCTGGCCCGGAGACAGAACAAGGGAGTCCGTGAGTACCTGCGGTCATCGACTGCAGGAGACATCCTTTCACAGTACCAAGAGGCGTACGGGCGCAATCTGCGGCCAGAGTTTGAAGACGCCGCCACCAGTCTTGGCATTGACGCCAACGACTCTCTTTCACAACTGGCCGCGAGCAGTATGGAGTTCCGCCTGCCGTTCGCTAAGCGAGGCACTCCGATCTCACTGACTGGCGGTATTGCCGGGGACGCACTTGCCAGGTTCTTTGACACTGCCGGCGAAGCATCAAAGCGCATTCCGGGCGTGGCGCCAATCGTCAACCGGGCCACGCGGTTCTTCGACACAAGCGTAATGGGAGCGCTGGACCCCGACAGCCAGTGGCGCAACCGAGAAGCGTTTGCGCAGGCCCGCAACGCCAGGCGTGACATTCAGGAGCAATACACCCAACTGCAGTACCGGGCAAGCACGGCAGACGTCTCTGCGTTGCCGGCGGAGTTTGGAGACGATCTCCGCTCCTTCAATAGCCAGCGTATTCAAAACTCGCTGGCCGACTACGCGGAAGCGAACGGCGACATCTCCAAGCTGATAGACCAGCAAGCGGCACGTGCGATCTCCATGGTGCCCGAGTGGCAGGCTGTGCGTGATGCGTTCACTCAGCGCATCGCAGATGCCGTCGCCGATGCACAGGCGCGTGGGGTCAAACTCCGCAAGTTCGATGGGGCCTCTGGGTTCTTCCCGTCGCAACGGAAGACGTTTGAAGTGGAAGCCCGGCCTGACATCCCCGAAGGCCGCTTGGGCAAAAGGGAGAGGCGATACACCAGCGGTCAACGGGCGCTGAACCTGGAAGACAACCTGGGCCGCTCCCGTGACCCCGCATACGATCTGCCGATGCGCCGCCAAGCACTCCGCCAGCTGATGGGTGGCGATGAAGGGCGAGCGCTGCAACAGACGCTCCTGAACTCTGACGACGCAACTGCAGTCGCCGCCTTGGAGCAGCAGTGGGAAAAGCTGAACCAGTCTACCGGCGGACTCATGGGCCGCATGTATGGCGGTGCCGAAGACGCAATTGCGAAAACCCAGCAACGGATCGCTGAACTGCAAGCCAGTCCTGGCCTTTCGTCAAAGCAGCGGAACCAAGTCACAAGGAAACTGCGGCAACTGCAGAAAGAGTTGCAGTCAGGCGGGACAGATGTTGACTTAGCTGATGCCGTCAAAAGCGACCGACGCACCGCTGCCAAGCAGTTAAAGAAGCTGCAGAAGCAGCTGCAGCAGCAACAAGACACGCTTGCCGGCTACAAGGTCAAACTTGTTGACCAGCTCCGAATGGCTGACACCCAGTTCGCCGACCAGGGTCTTGGCTTGTTCGATAACTCTGCCTTCCAAGACATGCTTCGCTATGACCTCGGGCGTGCCCGTGTCAATGCGAACGCGGACGCAGTCATTGACAACCTGGCACGCATTTCCACACAAGGTAACGCCGAGGCCGTAGTTGGCGGCGGAGGCATCACCCTGACGCAGGCCGGCGAACGGCTAGGGTTTGTCCCTAAGCAGTTCAGGGAGGCCATGCTGCAGCGGCACGGCATCGACGCTGACGAAATGCTGGTCACGGAGCGGCAGATTGAAGACCTGAAGCAGCTGATGCCTCCTGGCCCGCCGGCATCAGACTCCCCGCTTGGGCGTTTGTACCGGTCTTTCACTAATGCGTTTAAGATCGGCGCTCTCGCCAACCCAGCGTACCACGTTCGCAACGCATACAGCGGCCAGTACGCCACGGCATCGCAGGGTATCGCCAATCCGCTGACGATCTTGTCTAACGCCGTTACCGGCTTGCGTGCCGGCATGGGAAACGAGCAAGCGTTGCTAACCAAAATCCGTAACATCCCACGCTACCAAAGAGCGGCGGCTGCCTATCGCAAGTTGATGCCGTCCGCATCGCAGGCGGATGTGGACAAGGAGATTCTGGCACAGTTCCAAGGCGAATACGCCCGCAACCGCCTCGGGCAGGGCCAGGTTGTTGGCGACGTCGAAGGCGCTGCGGAGGCGCCGGGCCTGTACTTAGGATCGGGATACAAACCGACCAACTGGTTTGGGCAAGGCGGAGTCTTCAACATCCCCAAGACCAGGGAGCAGCTCCGTGACTTCTTTACCGTGAGGGGCGTGGACTTTACTGGCTCTTTGACAAGCGACCGCCGCGCCCCACAGGTCACACGCAATCCTCTGCTTCAACTGCATGAGAGCACCGCAGCCAGAGTGGAAGACGCAAATCGCATGGGCGTCTACCTGTCTGCCCTGCAACGCGGCGCAAGCCCAGATGAAGCTGCCCGGCTGGTCTTTGAATCGCAGATCGATTATTCGCCCGAGGCGTTCACGGCGGGCGAGGCCGCGCTAAAGCGGCTCGTCCCATTCTACAGTTTCCCCCGAGGGATTACGCCGCTTGTCGCCAGCAATACAATCTATCGACCCGGCGGACTACAAGGGCAAACCATCCGCGCAATCAACAGCGGCAGCCGCAGCGGCGAGGACTACTTTGTTCCGGAGCACCTGCGGAAACAGGTGTCGATACCGTTTCCGTATCCGCGTGAAAACGAAGAGCTACAGAGTTACCTGACGGGCATCGATCTGCCTTTCACAGGTGTAGTCAACTACTTCACGCCTGGGACAGGCAACACTCCGCTGCAGGTGTTGCTGGACACAATTCAGAAGACCGGGATCAACTTGGCCGGCGACCTAAACCCCGTACCCAAGCTGGCTATCGAAGGGCTCTTTGGGAAGCAGCTGTACTCTGGGCGGGACCTGAACGATCTGTACTCCGTATTCGAACAGAGTCTCGGCAAGGACGGCGCTTACTTGGAGCAGGCCGTGATGAACCTGGTTCCGGGTGCTTCCAAACTCTTGCCGGCCTATAGGACGGCCATTGACGACCGCCTGACTCCATTGGAGCGTCTAACCAAAGTCGTTTTGAATAACTCGGGACTGGGGAAGTTGGCCGACGTTAACAGCCAGCAAGCGATGGACCGTGCCGCCCGAGACACAGTGACACGGCTACTGGAGACAACCTCGGGCGCGAGAACCTACGAGAACATCAACATCCCGGCCGAAGAGTTGGCCAAGATGGGACCGCAGGAGCAGGAGATGTATCTGCTTTACCGCGTGATCCAGTCTGAAGCATCGAAGCGCGCACGGGAGCGGAAGCGTGCGGAGCAGATGCAAGACCCAATGCAACTGCTGGGGGTGGTGTGATGGCCGATGTTTTCGGCAACATCTCGCGGTTTGTGGATGCTGCTGGAGATAGCGTACGGAAACTTGCGAGAGAGACGCAGCGCGGCCAAGGCTCGTTCCGTGCTTACCACGGGAGCAAGGCGGACTTTGATGCCTTTGATCCTGAGTACATTGGAACTGGCGAAGGCGCTCAGGCCTTCTCGCACGGACTTTACTTCGCCCAGCATGAACCACTTTCCGGCATCTATCGAAGGAGGCTGGCTGGCCCCCCGCGCGAGCCCAGCATTGCCGTTGATGGGACCGATGTGTTTTCTAAGAGCCTTTACGGTTCTTTGCCGCTTTCAGAAAAAGTTGGCGCATTGTACCTGCGCAATGCCACGCACTTTCTGTTTCCGGATGGCGCAGCCAAGCGACTAGAGGAACTGCGATACACACTGCCCGGTGACATAACGCAGGCGAAGAAAGATATCGACGACTACGTTCAGCAGGTTGGGCACGCCGAAGATTACCAAGGGCTTAAGCTCCAAGATCGTCTCATGGAGTTAACGGGAGCCTACGATTTGCTCCGGAAAAACAGAGTGCAGTTCCTGCCGGAGTCTAAGCCTGGCAAGCAATACGAAGTAGAAATTCAATATCCGGAAGACTCGCTGCTGGACTGGGATTCGCCAATCGGAGAGCAAAGCACTGCATTGCCCTTTGATTTTCACGCCAGGCGCGACGCCTACTACGATGCGGTTTCCTCGGGAACTCGCCCGCAACTGACCCCGCGTGATCGGCTTTCGCACATAGTGCATTTTGCACCAGAGAAGCCGGGAAAAGTTCTATACGGCGATCTGGAGTCGACCCTAGGTGCGCCTGGGGCCTCTGCGTTCCTGAGGGAAGCAGGCGTGCCTGGCGTTCGATATTTTGACGGACAGTCCCGCAGTGTCGGCGAGGGCACACGCAACTACGTCATGTTCCCCGGGACTGAAGACTCCATACGCATACTCCGCAAATACGGTCTGCTTCCCGCCACGCTTGGCGCAGAAGGAGCAGTCAACCAGCAGCAGGAATCGGAATCGCCGGCACCGGCTTTCTGACTTGTGACAAGATCACTTGGTCTACGTAGTGCCTGTACGCCATACCGGGTGTCTGGTGGCCCAGCTGCAGCGTAGCGGAAAGCCCGCTGATCTCGGCATAGGTAGCTGAGCTGCGTCGGAGATACTTGCCGGAGCCCGGTAAGCCCGTGCGGTCCACCAAACGCCTCATCACCTTCTTAATCTGGTCACGGCTGACAATGGTCCCAAAAACGATTCTGTCGTAGCGTGGCAGCTGCGCCAAAGAGTCCAATGCCGCTTGGTCCAAGACGCAGACATGCTGACGGTTTGTCTTTGACATCACCAAGGCCAAGCGGTCGCCACGGATTTCGTCCCACCGAATCCTCAGCATGTCCCCTCGCCGAAGTCCCGTTGCATAGCCAACTAGCACCCATGCCGGCATGAGTACGCTATATGGGCAAGGATATTTTCTTGTACCCCCAGGCATCTTTTTTGCCTCGCACACCAGTCTGCCCAGCTCCTCCAGAGTCCACGCTCGCACCGGCGGGAAAAAATATTTGACGCGGCAGATTTTGCCGCTACACTCTTTCGCCAATCCATCGGCAACTGCACTGCGGTACAGTGTGCAAAGCATGCGTCGGTGGTTGGCGACGGTGCTCGGCGCTAGGTGATGCAGCGCCGATTGCAGGTACGCAGATATCCGTTCAGGGGCAAGGTCATGCACGTGCCACGGAAGGCGGCGACAAAGTACGCGGAGCTGCTCCCGGTATCCCGGAGAGCCCCCCACGGAAGTGCAGTAGCGGTCGGCGTACTCAGTGAGCATCATGGTGTAGGCCCTCCAGATCAGTCAGCCGGCCCACCTATAATAACTAGGAGCACCCCTAGCTCAACTGTCTTGGGGACCGGCTCTTCTTCATCCTTGCTCCCTTGCCTGGTCGCAGCAAGTACCCGCATCGGACTGGCGCTGACGCTCGCCGTCTGTGGCCACATCGCTCATTGCATGGAGGTTTTTCGCCTCAGGGATGAGGCATTTCTTTTGGAGGATGTGTACCTATGACCATGTTGGACACTTCGACGCTTCCTGCGGTCCTGGGAAAAGACCGCCTGTCAAACGACGCCTACCACAGCGAGAGGAACTTCTACTCCCGCAGCCAAGTGCATCGGGTCTTTGCGATGGGCGGCAAGAGCCAATCGCTGGCGGAGCGTGGCATCTCCCTGTTCGGCGGAAACAGGGGGACGGAGCTTGGCTCCTTGTTTGACGAGGCTTGGGATTGCCTGTGCGAGGGGAGGTCAATTGGCGAATGGCTTTTGACGCCACCCGCTTCGGTGCTGACTGCTAACGGCCACCGCCGTGGCAAGGACTACGAGGCGTGGAAGGAGCAGATACGCGCCGAGGGCAAGAGGGAGGCCAACGCAGACACTGTCTCGCAGATCAACCTCATGATTGAAGCGGTGACAGAGCACCGATCTGCGATGGAGCTTCTGCAAAAGACGACCGACCTGCAGCAGAGCGTCTTCTTTCGCCACAAGGATGGCCACAAGTTGAAGGCGCGGTTCGATGGTTCGGTTGCCGGCGATTTGATCTACGACGTTAAGACAACCAGCAGCACTTGGAGCGATCTCGCCAAGAGCTTTCAAAAGTACGGCTATTTCTGGCAGGCGGCTTGGTACACCGATGCCGCATACGAGATCGGCTATCCGGAGTTCCGGATGCCGTTCATTGTCGTCCAGACCGTGCCACCGTACGAGTGCCAGGTCTTTACCTGTCCCGACGAAATGGTGGCGGCAGCGCGTGAGGAGATAGCCAACACCCTTGCCGTGATCGAAATACGAAAAGAAACAGGGGAGTATCTGCCGGAGGACTACGGAGATATCAAAGAGCTCCCCTGCCCAGCGTGGATGTGGAAGACCGAGGTGTATGGAGGAGCGGTATGAACAAGGCTGACTTTGATTCGTTGGTGGAAGAGACGAGCGCTGCGGTGTGCCAGGTGGCCAGCGTCTGTGATCGGTTGGAGAGTGATGACGTTGATCAGCTGCATGCTGCGCTTGCTGTGGCGCAGGCGTCGTTTCCCGTGATTCGGCAGGGTTCGACAAACCCTCACTTTCGCAGCAGTTACAGCGGCATGGACGATGTAAAAAAGGCATTGTCCAAACCGCTTGGCGACAACCATTTATCTCTGACAATCCAGCCAATACGCATGGAAGGGGAGTGGGTGGCGCGTGGAGTCCTCCGGCACAAGTCAGGGCAATGGATTGCCGGGTTTCTCCCGCTGATGATGGCAAAGCGTGACATGCAGGCGATGAAGTCCGCCATGACGTACGCCCAGAGGACGTTGACCATTGCGCTCACTGGTGCGGCCAGCGGAGATGACGACGACGGCAATGCTGCTTGTGATCCCGGCGAGGCGCCTAAGCCGGTTGCGAAAGCGTCCAAAACTGCTGCAGCCGAGAAGGCTCTAGGAATCTTGTCTGCCGAGAAGGACGAGGAGGAGGCCCGCAAGGTGCTGGCCCGCATTCGATTGCGTGAAGCAGAGAACGCCTTGCCGAAGGGCACGGCCACAAAGGCGCAGTCGATGTTTGACAAAGCTTTTCCCAAGGAGATCGAAGATGGCTGAAGGGATGAACTGCTGCGTTTTTTCGGGAAACCTCACCCGTGACGCAGCGAGCAAAGATGTAAACGGCACCGAGGTTGCCCGCTATTCCGTCGCTGTTAACGGACGCAAAGACGGGGAGGTGCTGTATGTCCAATGCAGTCATTGGAATCCAAAGGGTGTGCTGCCGTACCTGACCAAGGGGAAGTCCGTTTGCGTCAGCGGAAGCATTCGCTTGGCAACGTGGGAGAAAGACGGCGAGACAAAGTCTGCCGTCGAAATGAACGTCCGCAGCTTGGTGCTGCAGGGCGGCGGCGAGAAGAAACAATCGGAGGACGACTGCCCTTTTTGATTGTGGACGCCCCGGGGGAGGAACGGATTCTTTCCCCGGGGGTTTTCACGGAGGATGACATGGCATCTCAGGTACAGGCATACATGCCTTTGTACGTGTCTGACTTTGTCGTCAGCACACAATCCCTCACCCAGTCTCAGCTGGGCGCCTACATCCGTCTGCTCTGTTTCGCTTGGTCTGAGGGTGGCTTGCCCAACGACTACGAGGCGTGCAGCCGGATTGCCGGCGGAATCCCCAAAGAGGACTGGGCGGTAATCCGCAAGCGGCTTCAGGTCTTTGATGCGGGGACATCAGAGGAGCGGCTCTCCCACCCCCGAATGGAGAAAGTTCGGGTGAGAGCCTGCAAAGCGTACGAGGCCAGGGTGGCCGGTGCGGCCAAGGCTCGCACCCGCAAGTCCGTTGATGATCAAGTTGATGATCAAGTTGATCATCAAGCTGATGCGCCTCAGCTTGATGGAACCCCACAACTAAAACCAAAACCAAAACTAAAACCAAAACCAAATCCCCTAAAGGGGGATAATGAATCTCCTACCGGAGATTCTAGGCGTTCTTCGTCTTCGACTCGCCCGCCTCCGGTGTATCACATCACCTGGAATTTGGAGACGGGATTCTCCGGCATCACCGCAGAAGACAGGGAACGCTGGAGGCGGGCTTTCCCGGCCGTGGATGCAGACGGATTAATCCCACGCATCCATGAGTACCTTGTCGCTCACCCATCCAAGCAGAAAAAACGCAACTGGCCGAAGTTTCTTTACGACTGGTTCTCCCGTCGCCAGGAAGGCGCGCAGTACCGCCCTGCTCAAGCAAGGAGGAACTGCCTGTGACGTACGACGACAACAAGGATTTGATCCGTGGCCTGTGGCCAACAGCCGCCATTGAGCCAGCAATGGCCGACCTGTTTGCCGAGCGACTGTCACGCCTGAACCAGGACGTTCTTTGCGAGGCGATCAAGGAAGCCCGCATCAGCTCCCGGTTTCACACGCCGGAGTTGGGCGAAATCCTGAACTGCTACCACAAGCAGAAGCGGATGAGCGCGGACTCTTGGCAGCCGCCCAGGAGAGAGCCGGCTCCTCAGCCCACCCCGGGCGTTGATCCGACCGAGGAGGCCAAGACCCTGCGGGACATTCGCATCCTCATGCAAGACTGCGAACATACCGTGGAGGCCGTGGAGCAGCTCATCGAAGACATCCTGGACGCAATGATCGCCAACAGGATTGGCACCATCCTTGCCCATCGGCAACTCGTCCCTCTCCAAGCGTTGCGCCGCACGCTACTGGGGCAGCACGTGAAGCAGGATGTATTGGAGGAGGCCCGGCGTATATGGCCAGACATGCTCTGTGAGGCCACAGGAGCCCCGCAGGAGGCCGAAGCGGAGGAAGTCGATACCGAATGGGGTGATTTGGAAACGGCCTTTTAAACGCAAATATGGAGGCGACAGGCATGTGTGAAGACGACCGCCCGGATTTGTTGGTCAGTGAGACGGTGGACGATCTCCGTCAGGTGTTCCTGGTTGATCACGCTTTCCCCGTGGATTTCTCGCCAGATG